ATTATCCCATTGGTCATATGGTATTGCATGTGTGTGTTCAGAAGTTGGACGCACTAGTCCTAAAAACTTTTTATGCCAGACGGTCTGAGCTGAGTCTGATCGCCTGGGCATATTATTCTGATGGTGCTTGTGAATCGCCTGGACTACCAGTACCAGCTAGTTGAGCTATGTCATCTGGTTGTGTTTGTTGAGCAAATTGCTCATACTCTTGAAATAATCCTTCGCCTGTTGCCGTAATGTCATTGACTTGATTTTTAACTTCAGCTGTTGGTATGTCAAGTGCCTCTGGAGCAGGAACTGGTGCTTCTGCTTGAGGTGCATCTGGTGCTGGTGTTGCTGGAGCATCACTGTCACCTTTAGATTCGATGTCTTTAATTTTTTGTACTAGTGTGTATAACTGATCGTCTGCCATATGTATTCTCCTTAGGGATAAACCTGGTCTCCTTTGGCAAGTAAAACTACTGTAAACTTGTCTACCTTAAATAATGTATTAAGTTTCTTGGCTAAATTGATAGCATGTCCGGGATTACTGAAAGAAACTTTCTTATATTTTGGTCCTGGGTAAGCAACTAAAATGTTTTGTGTCTTAAGATTGATTGGCTTATTGTCGTAGTAAACCGCCCAAATTCCGTCTGATGATAGAATTTGATCACTCTTATAGGTTGTTTTGTTAACGTGCTCCATTAGCACATTTGGCTTAGGTCTACTCATAAAATAATATGTTCCTTATAACTACATATTATTTATCCATTATAATAGCATATTATTATTTTTATAGCTAAAAAGTACCGCCGTCAAAGTCAGCACTAATAGGTGTATCTTGTTTCTCAATATTGCTTAATTCTGCTATTTTTGTTAATAAATTAAACACTTCAGAGTGTAGGTTGCGGGCCTCTGTAGCCGTCAGTGTTAAACTTTTACTATTAGTTTGATTAAGTAGTTTAACTTTGTCATTAAACATCTTAAGATGTAGGCTTAGTCTATCTTCCATGTTGTTCACTCAATGCTGTTTTCATATCATTCTCTGTTTTAAACGGACCTTGATAGTCATATCTCTGTACTGTGATTAATTTAGGGCAGTAACTTTTAACCCAACCAAGATTAAATTTAAGTAGATAGTACCCTGCACAGAAAAAACTTTTAGATTTGGTGCCTTTAGTAAACACAGGAAGTTTTAACAGCACATTCCACAGAGCGTTTTTTGCATTGTGATCACATGGATATCCATGAACATCATAACTTTCTTTAATTACTTTTTTGTTTGTGGGTTTATCAACTTTAATATTATATCTATCACTAAGTCTTTTTAGTGTTGGATAGTGTTCGCGACTCCTGCCTTTAACAAAAGTAAAGTCAACTGAATTGGCTAAGATAGTACCTATCTTTTTACCGTTATCTTCTTCAACTACCCAACATTTATTTTTAATTACTGATTTTGCTGATAATGCCATTGTATTATCCCTCGTATATCGCTGAATTTGCACCGTGCTCTGCACACTCTACTGAATGTACCCAACAACGATTGTCTGTTTGCGATCTAATTAATTTGTCTGCAAACACGAATGCGTGTTCTGCAAACTTCTCTGCCCCAACACCATCCATTACCACAATCTCTGCTAGGTCAAACAGTTCAAGTTCTTTAAACTTTTCTAAGAACGGGTCTGCTTTATCAATAGCAGTCTTATGATCAAAGTGATCTTCTAACCATTTCTTAACTTGTTTAAGTCCACCAAAGTCTACTGCCCAGTTTTTGTCATCAAGTTCACTACAAGCAAACGTAAATTTAAATTGTAAACTGTAGCCATGCAGTAAATGACAGTGTGAATGATCAGCATTAGGTTGCCTAAAGCAGGCTGAAAGGCCAATGTTGTGACCGTATGTTTTAGTTGAGTAATATGTTGCCATTACGTTCTCCGGTATTGAGCGGCAGAGTATTTAAAGAGGGTTGACGCTTTCAGTCCTCTATTCATTATTATACAGTTTTTTGGTTAATAAGTCAAACATTGAATTCTGTTTACGCATTAGATCAAACCAAAACTTTAAAGTATTACGAGCATCAACGTCTGCTCTATGCTTATAGCCTTCAAACCAACAGTCACTTTTAGCCATTGCTTCATCTAAACTGCCCTTAGGACTTTTGTTCTGTGAAAACATTAAAAAATTATATATGGTTTTAACATCTATCCATCTACCACCCAAGTGATTGAACACAACATTATTCTTTTCAAATACTCGTCTTAATTTCTCTATGTCATTGTATCCCCATACAACTGCTTGTAGCCACGGCTCGTGCGTTTTAATCAGAGCTGTTAGCTCTAATGCCACAGTGTCTAAACTAACGCAGTTAGCTCTAATATCAGACTCAGTGATGCCAGTCAAATTAGTTATAAAGTTGTCAATTGGTTCTTTGGGATCAACATACCATTTTTGTACAGTATAATCTTTTGGATTTTGTTTGCTATTACCAATAGCAACACCTACTTGTATAATCTTATTGCTAGGTTGATTAAGTTCTAGGTCAATGGCTACAAAGTTTTGCTCAATCATGTCAACTCTAATTCTGGGTATCCAGCACTCATCCAATGTGCCATTACACTAGCATTATCACTTAGCTTAACCAGATTGTGTTTTCCGCAGAACTTTAAGAATTGTGCACCAATCATTTGTTTATTTTTAGCTGTCATGCCCTCAGCAATAGTTTCTGCTATTTGTTCTTTAACATCATCTGGTTGCATTGTTAAATCTACCAGTACACAATTACGATTGTAATCATCTAGCACACGATGTTCTTGTTCATTGTGATCTACCCAACGTTGTAGCATTAGGTTATTCCAGTTGAATCCTTTTTTAGCTTTGTCTTCATATGCTTCAAGTAGACCTACTTTATTCTTGCTACCTTTTTCACGTACACCAGGATAAGCTGAAAACACATTATCAGTTGCATCACCACGCATACATTTTTTAAACAAGATGTACTTAGGATCAGGTATTACCTTAGGCTCTTTAGTTTTCTTGTCTAGCACACGATTACCTTTTTTATCAAAGATACCTTCTAAGGTATGTAACTCATCTGATATACCATTATACTGTTTAACATTCTCTGCTAGTAGTTGATAAAAGTCTGTGTCACTGGATACTATTGTGTGATCATCATTAGGGTGACTCTGTATCCACCCTGCTATCAAATCATCAGCTTCTAGATTACTGTGTTGTAGGACTGTGCAATTTGTTTTCTCTTGAAAGAATGTTTTAAGATCATCAAAGGCTTCCCAAAATAGTCTATCTTCTTCTTGCTCACTTTCACTTAATGCGGCACGTGCCACTGATCTATTCTTTTTGTAAGGCTCATAGTAGTCCTTACGCCATGAACGTCCTTCTAGATTAATTACTACATGATTAGCCTGTTGATCTCTCCAAGCCTTATTGATACTTGCTAGCGTTACATGCACAGCAAACGCTACCTTTTCTTCTGGGTCAGCCGCTCTGTATGCTGAATGTCTAGCACGAAAGAATGTGTTTGCTGTATCTACTAATAAGTATCTCAACTGATCTCCGATCGACCATTGCCTAGGTCTTTAGATTTTACACGTTTTTCTGGATCTGCCTGTTCTTGTTCCCACCCTTCCATTACTACATTTTTACATACTGCTTTAAACCAACGATCCACTATGTCTGCATCTTTATCTTTAGCATCTTTTGCATAGCCTGCCTTAACTAATTTAGCAACAAATGTGTCGTTCCAATCTAGTTCAAACGCACCTTCGTCTGGACTGTCTGCATTAATGTCCATGCTTAATACTTCTACCCACGGCTCACCGTCTTTAGTTGCTTGCTCTTTAGGCGATAATTTCTTTTTACTTTTTTTAGGTTCTTCTTTCTTACCTAACATGCCTTTAAGTTTATCTGCTATTCCCATCCTATTTTCTCCCATGGTACATTTTTATCACCAAAGTGTCCGTAAACACAATTGTCACTATAGTTATTATACTTGAATAAATCAAATCTGTCAATGATTCCTAACGGTGTTAAATCAACGTTGGATCTAATAAATCGTTCAATTGATCTATTATGCCCATTTGACTCTACGTATATTGATGTAGGCTCTTTAACTCCAATAGCATAGCTCAACTGTATTTGACACCAGTCTGCCATTTCACTAGCTACTACATTCTTTGCTAACCAACGAGCCATATATGCCGCTGAGCGATCTACTTTGGTAGGATCCTTGCCACTGAACGCACCACCACCATGTGGAGCCCATCCACCGTATGTATCTACTATAATCTTACGCCCTGTTAATCCAGTATCACCATCTGGTCCACCTACCACAAAGTTACCTGTAGGATTAAGATGCCACACAGTACGATCATCTACTAGGTCACCTAACACACTCATAGCAGATTCTTTA